GATCTGCGTTGCTTATAGTGCTCCTGTTGCCGCTGCTTCTGCAGTGTTCCTTGTCTATCCTTTCGGTCAAGGTTCCTTCAGTGATGCAATGCCTCTCGGAATCTCGGGCACGTTCAACTACATGCTCGTCTTCCAAGCAGAGCATAACATTCTCATGCATCCTTTCCACATGCTCGGCGTGGCTGGGGTATTTGGTGGCAGCCTCTTTAGTGCTATGCACGGAAGTTTGGTTACGTCTTCACTCGTTCGTGAAACGACTGAAAATGAGTCACAGAACTACGGTTACAAGTTCGGACAAGAAGAAGAAACTTACAACATTGTAGCTGCTCATGGTTATTTCGGTCGTCTTATCTTCCAATATGCTTCCTTCAATAACTCACGTTCACTGCACTTCTTCCTTGCTGCTTGGCCTGTAGTTGGCATCTGGTTTACTGCTCTCGGTGTTAGCACCATGGCATTTAACCTGAACGGTTTCAACTTTAATCAGTCGATCACTGATAGTCAGAATCGTGTCATTCCTACTTGGGCAGACATTCTGAATCGTGGTGGTCTGGGTATGGAAGTGATGCACGAGCGTAACGCTCACAACTTCCCTCTTGACCTTGCAGCTGCTGATAGCACTCCTGTTGCTCTCACCGCACCCGCCATCGGATGATGTGTTGGTTTTAAGATAAAAATTGTCATTTAATTGAGAACCCCTTATAATTACTAAGGGGTTCTTTTTTTTGTGTCTATAAATGAAAAAAGAAAATCAATGCTGGCATTTTATAATGTCATCCTTTGCTAGAATTTATGGCGTAAACAAAATCAAAAGTGAAGAAAGATTTCATGCATTCGCTTTACAGTGGTGCGATGATCATAACTATGTTTGTGATATTCATCTTGATGATCTGAAAAAAGTTGATGTTTATTTTAAACAAGAGTACGAAAACTGGGAGGAATAAATGAAAGTTGGATTAATTGGACTAGGACGAATGGGTGAAGGTATGTCTCGTCGTATGATGAAGGCAGGAATAGAAGTTTGGGGCTATCGTAGGAATTATGAAAAGGCAAGTGAAGCATATGAAAAAGGATATGTGAATGGGGTTGTAACTACTATTGAAAATCTAGTTAAAGTAATAAAAAAAGATGGACAGCAGCCAGGAATTTTTCAAATGGTTGTTCCTGCCGAAACAGTAGAGGAGACTATCAATGAATTACTACGATATTGTGGTGAAGGAGATATTATTATTGATCATGGCAATAGCAATTTTAAAGACAGTCGGAAAAGAGCAGAACGTCTGGCAAAAATGGGCATCCAATATATTGATTGTGGCACTAGCGGTGGTGTCTACGGTTTGGATCGTGGATACTGTCTTATGGTTGGTGGCGGAAATACTGCAGTCGCCACTTGTGCGAGAATTTTTGATGCCCTCGCTCCAGGAATCAACGCTGCCCCGAGGACTCAGTTTGACTCGGATGTAACTTCTGCTGAGTTTGGGTGGTTACACTGCGGTGGTCCTGGTGCAGGACACTTTGTAAAGATGGTGCATAATGGTATTGAGTATGGTATTATGCAAGCATACGCTGAAGGATTTAATATTATTAAAAATGCAAATGCAGGTGCTCAATATGTACGAGAAGGAGACGCAGAGGTTGCCCCCATGGCAGACCCAGAAAGTTATTGCTATGACATTGATGTTGCTGAAGTGGCTGAGCTATGGCGTCGTGGTAGCGTGGTTGGTAGTTGGTTACTCGATCTTACTGCTGATGTGCTACGCAGGGATGGTGAGCTTAAACAGTTCTCTGGAGGCGTATCCGACAGCGGTGAGGGTCGTTGGACTGTTTCTGCCGCTGTGGACTTGGGTGTTCCCGCTCCTGTTATTACTACTGCCCTATTTGAAAGATTTAACTCACGCAATCTCGGATCATTCGGAGCAAAAATCTTGAACGGTATGCGTTATATGTTTGGTGGTCATCATGTTAGATGATTATAATTTTTGCTATGCCCCTTGACAAATTCCTCAAGACCGTCTACAATGTGTAGATGGTTTTTTTTATAATGATTGACGAACAAACCCCATACAAAACTGCAGAAATTATTAGGGATACCTGGCCAGGTCTTTACCGACCACCACTTGACAAGCACCTAAATACCAACTACAATACCAAAGGAGATTCTGAATTCGCTATGGACATTCAAATTTACAAGAAACCTGGATGCGGTTACTGTGTTAAGGTTGATGAGTTGATGGCTCGTGCTGGTATCGAAGCTGAAATTATTATGATCGGCAAAGATATTACAGTGGACGAGTTTAAAACAAATTATCCTAATGCAAAGGGAGTTCCTCATGTAGTTATTGGTGGGGAAGAAATTGGTGGGCTTGTAGAAACTGTTAAATACTTTGTGGAAAAGGGTCTCGTAACTTCTAAAAAGTAATGAACGAAATTTATTCCATCGTAGATACAGCAATCGATCAGGCATTTGTTAATGATCGATATGTTTTGGATCTATATGATTATTTTAGAATCAATGAAGCAAAACGTAATGATGCCACTGAATTCATTCATAGTTTAACTGCATCTTCTCTTGCCGAATTGATTGGAGAGTTAACTGAGTATCTTGCTGGAGGTAATCAACAACTGATCGAAGCATACAAACATGTAGGTAAACCAAAAGCAAGAAAGATTCGGGACTACTTAGATAAAATTTTACTTGATGCTAAGCGTTACGAAGATGAGCGAAAACCAGGAAGAAAAAAAGGATCCAAGAACAAGAAACGCAGACAAACTGCCACTAAATAGAGGTGTAGAGCTTATGCTCAGGAGGGTGAAAGAGGAACCAAAAAAACACGGTTTTATTTTTAATAAACTTTTTACCCTCCGCAAAAGACAATTCTTTTTTAATATTGAATTCTCGTGGAGGGACTTAGAATAAACAAAGTCGCTCGGAGAAAGAACAATGGAAGCAACCACACTATTCTTTTCAGGATGTTTTATGGTTCTGTTTTTAATTGTGGGAATTATAGCTGGGTGGCATATCAATGACATCATTTATAATCTTTACAACAGAAATTCTCCTCAACTCCATCCTGAAATGTATGATGATGAAGGTATCATGATTAATGAAGAGTTGTTATCGGTAAGATTTATTGATGAAGAAGAAGAGGAAGAGGAGGATGATTATTATTGATATGAATCAGATTATGATTAGTAATCTGATGACACAATTAAAACATGATTTCTTAAATGAGAAATTAGTTAGGCATATGGTTCTAACAAGTTTACGAATGTATGAAAAACAATATTCTCCAGAGTATGGTGAAATTGTTTTAGCATACGATTCAAAGCATTACTGGAGAAAAGATTACTTTCAATTCTATAAACAAAATAGAAAGAAGGATCGTGAAAAATCTGGACATGATTGGGGAGGAATCTTTGACGTTCTCAATAAGATTAGAGACGAAATCAAAGAGTATTTTCCTTGGAAAGTTATTGAAGTCATGGGAGCAGAGGCAGATGATGTAATCTCAACACTCTGTAAAAACAAAGACAAAAATAAAGTTCTTATCCTATCTGGGGACAAGGACTTTATTCAACTTCAAAAGTATCCTGGAGTATATCAATTTAATCCAACAACAAAAAGGTATGTAACTTCCGATAATCCATATTCTTTTGTTAAAGAGCATGTAATTAAAGGAGATAAATCGGATGGCATTCCAAACTTTTTATCGCCAGATGATACCTTTGTTAGTGGAGCAAGGCAAAAACCAATCAGTCAAAAGAAATTAAATATTTGGGTGGATCAAGATGCAGAAAAGTTTTGTGAATCCCAAGAACAATATAAAAACTATTGTAGGAACAGAACATTAATTGATTTTGATTATGTTCCAGAAGAAATTGAAACAAAAATCATGGAGGAATATGAATCGCTAAATAGCATTGAGAAACAAATTCCTTTGGAATACTTCCAGAAGCATCAGTTGAATGATTTGATGCAAGAATTCTTCTTTCGTACTTCATCGCCATTTAAAAAATGAAACTCTTAATTTCAGAAGTGCTCCAAAAAGTGAGCAATGCAAAAACAAAACAAGAAAAAATTAAACTTCTTCATGATCATAATAGTGCTGCTCTTCGTGCAATTTTGATTGCAAACTACGATGAGAGTGTTATTTCTATGCTTCCTGAAGGTGAAGTTCCTTTTGAAGCGAATGATGCTCCCAAAGGAACTGAGCATACTGTTCTTGAAAAAGAATATCGTAAGTTATATCTTTTCTTCAAGGGAGGAAGTTCTTCTTTGAAGCAATCTCAACGAGAAAATCTTTTTATTCAAATGCTTGAAGGACTTCATCAAGAAGAAGCACACGTTCTTATTCTTGTAAAAGATAAAGCACTTGGTAGAAAATATAAATTGACCCGTGCTTGTGTTGAGGAAGCATTCCCACAAATTAAATGGGGGGGACGTGCCTAATGAAATTTCTCCATCAAAAATGTGATCCTGAATTAGCAAACGATCGTAGTTTGCCATACACTGCATACATTGTAACTTATGAGGAGGATGGGGAAATTTCTTATGATATTGTTATCTGTAATAAACAAATAGAGATATTTGATTATTATTGGGATAAATATCGTGAGAGTCTAATTGGATTTAAACAAACTGAAGGTAGAGTAAATCCCAAACTATGGGGAATTAAACCTAAAGAAGAAAAAAGGAAACGCTAATGGAAAGCAGTAATAAAAATACTTTCTGTATTCAATACTGGAAAGTTTCGGATACTTCTGATGTAAAAGTTCTTCGTAGAATTAATAAGAACGGAACTCCAGTATCTACTAAAAAATATAGTGAAGTATTTTTTTATACTAAGCTGCAAGATGCCATGCCTGACGCCAGATTTTTAATGGAAAATGGATATGACATCAAGATTAGAAAATGTTGTGTGGGTAAAAACGATTCATTCTGGCTAATGTAAATGGGCAAACACTACTTATTAAACCTATATGGGTGCTCGTTGTCTCTTCTTGACAACGAGTTTTTTCTATGTGACATGCTTGAAAATGCTGCTGAAGCATGTGGAGCACATGTATTACAAACTATGTCACATCAATTTAAACCACAAGGTGTGACAGCAATCTGTCTGCTTTCCGAAAGTCATATTAGTATTCACACATGGCCAGAAAAAGGTGAAGCAGCAGTAGATGTATTTACTTGTGGCGATTCTGAACCTAAGATTGCATGTGATATTATCATTGAGCAACTCAATGCAAAGCACTATGATCTTGAGTTCATTCAACGGTAACAAATGTTACAAAATTGTATCAATATATAAATTACGTTCATCGCTTTCAGCGACGGAAGTAAGCCGACTCGGAACGGATCGTTCATTCGCTATTCGAAAATAGCGAACGCAAAAGCCGACTGAAGGAACGCTCTTTAACCTAAAAAACTAAGGAGAAAACCTAATGTCTAAAGTAGTATATCGTGGTGTTGAATACGATAAGCAAAAACGTTTGGAGTATCAACAACAGATGATGCAACAACCTCAACAATACAACGAAACCTATCGTGGAGTTAAGTTTGTAAAGGAGGGACACAAATGAACTGGCTTAATTTAATACGCAAACAAATAGAAAAGAAAAGAAAACTAGAGATTGCTCAGTATCATATGGCAACTTTAGGATAATTTAAAAGGGGGGTTGACAACCCTCCTTTTTTATGTTATGATATGCTGGTAATTACGGAGGACAATGCAGACAAACACTCCAACGTCATTGAACCAGTATATTAAATGGTTACGCAATGCTGTTGATAAAGGTCATCTTTATGACAGCGATGAATACTATCGTATTAAAAAAGAACTTTACGAAGCAGTTGAAGTTCGTAACAAACTCAAACATCTGGAAAAAGCACAACGAGGTTTCGGATACACTTATGACCAATCAATCTTTGAACAGCCCAGTGAAACTGATCTCAGTGACACCACAAGCGGAACAGACGATGGGGTATATAGCGAGGGTGAGCAACCCAGCGAATCAGGAGAATCCGAATGTAGCGGGACTACTGAAGTATTGCATCAAGCATAATCATTGGTCTGTATTTGAACAGGCAACGATGACACTTGAGATTGAAACTAATCGTGGTATCGCAGCACAAATTCTTCGTCATCGTTCATTTACATATCAAGAATTTTCGCAACGCTATGCTGATACAAATCTTTTGTCGCAGCATATTCCTATTCCTGAACTTCGCCGTCAGGATACCAAGAACCGTCAGAATTCTACAGATGATCTTGATGGTTATCTTAAACTTGTTTTAGAAGGAGAGATTCAAGAACACTTTGCTAAAGCACAACTACTTTACAATCGGCTTTTGAATCAGGGAGTGGCAAAAGAATGTGCAAGGTTTGTACTTCCACTCGCTGTACCGACAAAAATTTATATGACGGGCTCATGCAGGTCATGGATCCACTATATATCTTTGAGATCTGCTAATGGAACTCAAAAAGAACACATGCAGATTGCAGAAGCTTGTAAAACAATTTTCTGTGAACAATTTCCTACTGTTGCTGAAGCTTTGGAGTGGAACTGATGCCTACATATCCTGTTAAACATAAAGAAACTGGGGAGACTCAAGAGCTTTACATGACAATGAAAGAGTATGAGCAATGGAAGATTGACAATCCAGACTGGGACAAAGACTGGTCTAAAGGTGTTGCTGGAGTCGGAGAAGCAGGTGACTGGAGAAACAAAATGAACAAGACCCATCCTGGATGGGGAGAAATAATGACCAGAGCATCTAAACTTCCTGGTTCAAACGTACAATGGTAATCTAATTAATTAAAACATATGCCAAGAGCAAGAAAGAAACTGACACCAGACATTAATGGTATGAGTGCCAAACAACTAAAGAGAAGGAAGCCAATCAATTCAAACTACCTTTTAAACATCGAACCACTAACAGATAATCAGCGTATTTTATTTGAAGAGTATGGAAAGGGACAACACTTGTTTGTCTATGGATGTGCAGGAACTGGTAAAACATTTGTTGCACTTTACCTTGCATTAAAGGATGTTCTTGATGAAAATTCACCTTACGAAAAAATCTATATCGTTAGGTCTCTTGTTGCTACTAGGGAAATTGGTTTCCTTCCTGGTACTCATGAAGATAAGTCATCACTTTATCAAATTCCCTATAAAAATATGGTAAAGTATATGTTCGAGATGCCTGATGATAACAGCTTTGAGATGCTGTATGAAAACCTGAAGGCACAAGAAACCATTTCATTCTGGAGTACTTCTTTCCTTCGTGGTTCTACGCTTGATAAAGCAATTGTGATTGTGGATGAATGTCAGAACCTTAACTTCCACGAGCTTGATTCTATTATCACTCGTGTTGGTGAAGATACTAAGATTATGTTCTGTGGTGACGCTAACCAGTCAGATCTACAGAAATCAAATGAACGTACTGGCATCGTTGACTTTCAAAAAATTCTTGACAACATGGAAGAATTTTCTTTGATCGAATTTGGTATTGAAGATATCGTTCGTTCTGGTCTTGTCAAGTCTTATATCATCAGTAAACTTAACCTAGGATTGTAATGAAACTATTTGATCATGTGGGACTGGATGCCATTGAAATGAATACTGTTACTATTGACGGCAAGAGGTATTATGTTACACCATCTGGTGGTAAGTATCCTTCAGTCACCACAGTGATCAGTGGTAATTCTAAAAAGCAAGCTGGACTTGCTAAGTGGAGAGCAAGGGTTGGTAAAGAGAAAGCACAAGCAGTATCTAATCGTGCTGCTGGTCGTGGTACTCGATACCATAAGTTGGTTGAAGATTATTTCAATAACGAACTTGATACTAAAAAGTATAAGGACCAACCTTTGCCTTGGATTATGTTCAATTCCTCACGAGGTATTTTGGACCGTATAAATAATATTTACCTTCAGGAAGCGGCACTCTATTCTGATTGTTTACAAATTGCTGGTCGTGTTGACTGCATTGCAGAATATGAGGGGGAGCTAGCTATCATTGACTTTAAGACATCCACCGAACCAAAGAAAGAAGAATATCTTTACGATTACTATGTTCAGGAATGTGCATACGCTTGTATGTTACAGGAACGATATAAGATTGGTGTCAAGAAATTAGTCACCATTGTGTCGTGCGAAAATGGAGATGTTCAAGTCAGTGTGGTGCCTCCCAAGAAGGAATATTTTGTTACGTTACAAGAATACATCAAGGAGTACCAAGAAAAACATGCTAAACAATCTGGAGGATAAATTTATGACAGCTGCGAGATTTTCGCAGGAAGTTGAACAAATTGCATTTGAGAATTCGATGAACTACATCGATGCTATTATTCACTACTGTGAAACACATGAAATAGAATTGGAATCTGTTCCTAAATTAATTTCAAAACCATTGAAAGAAAAACTAAAGTATGATGCCCAAAAACTTAATTATATTAAGAAGACAAGTAGAGCTAAGTTAATGTTAGTATGAGTCAATTTTTTAAATCCGAATTAGTTCGTGGTGATATTCAAGAAATGGCAGAGCTTCAGCAGTTCTGCATGAGATCAATGGTTGCCTTTCCAGTTCTTTCTCCTGAAAAGAAAATGGAATACTTCAATGTCATGGAGACATTGATTGAAAAACAAAAGATTTTTTATGCTCGTCTCAAACTAAGTGACGATCCAGAAGCAATTGAAATGGCAGAATCAATGCGTGATGCTATCCTTTTGATGGGAGCATCACCTGATTCAAATATCAGTGCCATGTTCGATGACCTTTTAACAAAGGTTAAGATGATGAAAGAAAAATTAGAGGCAGAGGGGGGTTGACTCGACCCTCTGCCTGTGGTATGATGTCTAGGTGATCACGAGTCACACAAGCCAAATCAAAACTATCCGAGAAAATCCTATGTCTTTTGCAGATCTGAAGCGTAAGTCCCAGACCAACTTTGAGTTCCTCCAGAAGGAACTTGAGAAGTCCAGCACCTCATCCAGTGGTGCCGACGAGAGGCTCTGGAAGCCCAAGCTTGACGCTTCTGGTAACGGTTACTCCGTTATCCGTTTCCTCCCCGCTCCCGAAGGCGAGAGCGTACCCTGGGCAAAAATTTACAACCACGCTTTCCAAGGTCCAGGTGGTTGGCTGATTGAAAACTGCCCCACTTCTAAAGGTGATCAGTGTCCTATCTGTGCAGCCAACAACAAACTGTGGAACAGTGGTCATGAATCTGATAAGGAAGTTGTTCGCAACCGTAAGCGTAAACTGTCCTATTACAGTAACATCTATGTGGTGAAGGATCCCAGCAATCCTGAAAACGAAGGTAAAGTGTTCCTGTATAAGTATGGCAAAAAGATCCATGACAAGATCCTTGCTGCCATGCAACCTGAATTCCAAGATGAAACTCCTGTAAATGTGTTTGACTTCTGGGAAGGTGCTAACTTCAAACTGAAGATCCGTACCGTTGCTGGTTACTGGAACTATGATGCATCTGAATTCACTGCACCTTCTGCACTGAGTATGGATGATGAAGAGATGGAACGTATTTGGAAGCAAGAGTATTCTCTTGAATCATTCACTGCTCCTTCTGAGTTCAAGTCCTACGAAGATCTCCAAGCACGTCATGATCTTGTTCTTGGTAACTCTGTTCCTCAACGTCGAATTGATCAAGAGGTAGAAGATGAAGACGAAGAAGTATATGCTGCTCCTAAAAAAGAACCTGCATTTGCTTCCAGCAAGCCTTCGTTCAATAGCAGTGATGATGACGATGCACTGAGTTACTTTGCTCGTCTTGCTGAAGAAGATTGATTTCGAAATTCAAAACTTAAAACCTTCAATTTAGGAAAAAATTTTCCGCCAAAAAATTGCCAAAAAAGATGGGGGGTCATTGACCCCCCTTTTTTATGCTCCTGTTTTCTTTAAGGTAGAACTTATATAATCCTTTGACTTCTGATAAAGATTTGTTTTTCTAAAGTCATCTAGGAATGGTTCTAAGTATGCTGGCTTCAACAAAAAGATCTCTCTTTTCTTTTCATTTTGCTCTTGCTCATATTCAAATATAGTAATTGGAGTAGAGATTGCATTACCTGCTACAGCTCTCACTTGGTCATCATCCCAATACCTATAAGTTGAATTATAGAAAACTTCATCTACAATTAATCCTGGTTTGATTACAGAAGTTCCATCTTGTCTTTTTATCAAAGAGTTTGTAGTTCTATAATATTTTATTGTTCCATATGGATCTGCATAATTTTTTTCGCAATATTTGCGAAGATCATATTCGGAAAGAGGCCAATCAAACTGTGTGTTAACTATATTATTTGTTAAAATAATTACCCAATCTAAGAATGCATCTCCATATGCTTTTTCTGCCACCTCATAAATCTTTTCCCCTTCTGCCACGCTATACTTTTTAAAGTATACTGCATAAGAGAATACATCTGGATTGACTTGGTATCTTCTAAAGAAATTTTTTGCTACAACATATTCTGATTCTGAGAATGGATACTGAATTGGTTTTGTATCGTATTCTATATTTGGAATGTTTGAAAAGTATGTCATTAGAATGAAGCTCCGTTATCATTAATTTCGCTTGCAAATATATTTTTCATTTCTTTTAAAGAAATTTTTAATTGAGTTGCTACTGGAGATCCATCTTCATATGTAGCATATGATCCATCTGGAGTGTAATTAATTGCTACGTTTGAGATTGCACATGCTTTATATTGTGGTAAATATGGATGTAATTCAGATCCTTTCATATATTTAATGGTACATATCTTAGGGATAGTAAGTAAATTACCTCCGCCAAAACCTTGATCCCCACCACCAAAAGAAGAAGCTGCTCCTCCAAATGTTGGCAACATTGCTTTTTTAAATCTGGTGCAGATTTTTTTTATTTCTTGTGCTTCTCTGCTACTAGTAGCAAGCATTTTAAATGATAGTTCTATTGTTCTAAGTTCTGGTCCATCATACATCATTTCTGTATTTGGATTTAAAATAGTTCCTGTAACTCCACCCAAAATTTGGTTTTCTGAAATACTGGCACCAGCAATTTTATTAATTCCTTGTCTTAGTTTATCGAAAACAGTTGATTTTATTACTCCAGGTAAACTATCTAATGCTGTATTGACATCAACTGTTGTTCCAACTGTTTGAAGTAATCCAGCAGCAACAGATCCAAAAGCAGCACCACCCCATTTTTGACCATACTGAGTTTGAACATCTTCTGGCATGTATAATAATATAGGATCAAATCCTGTTGCTGGATCTAATTTATCTACACTACTGTTATAAGTTTTATAACTAGGAGTACCTGTAGCAGTTGCTGCTGCTCCACTGCTACCTTCTCCTTGTCCTCTTCCAAAGGGAGGATTGTAATTCCAAAATTCAAATATAACATAATCTGAATCTGAACCTATTCCTCTTTCAAATGGATATCTTAATGAAGTTCCGCTTGAAGCATTTGCTGATGGAGCTTTTATTGTAAGTTTTCCTAGTTCTGATGTTGGAGCAGGTTCTCCTGGCGTTGCTTGTTGATATGCACCTTGTCCTAAATTTGGATTACCACCTCGTGGAGCAGATGGATTTGGTTGTGATCCTGGAGGAGAAACTTTATTTGCTTGATTGGTTATAATAGAATTATTATCTGGCTTGTCAAATGGACCTTTATTAGTCCATTTAGATCCATCATAATACATTAAAGTACCACTATCTGCTATGTAATAATTTCCCTGTTGATAGGTCATTAAATCCTCTTTACCGATGCCTTTAAACGTTTAGTTTTTGTATTTGTTTCTTCCCAAACTAATTCATTATCATAAGAATATTCCTTACCATTCTTTAGTTTCAATACAAAGTCATCAACGGGTAGCATAGCAGCAGATTCCCACTCATAGGTGGCAAGATCAAGGAACAAACCTTTGCACTCTCTAATGAGATATTTATGTAGTATATGTAGAGGAACATCAATTATTCCTTGCTCTAATTTTTTGATGGCAATTGTTCTTTTCTTGTAGTCAAGGTAATGGAAGTTTATACCATAGAAATGATCAGATGCTCTTTTTAAAACATAGACCATAGGCAATCTATCATAGTATGGTATATTTGAGATAGCATGATATGAGTAGAAATACATGTGCCCTGGAAACACGGTGCGTCTCATTTCATTTTCATCTTGATGTACAATATTTTGAACAGAATCCATCTTTTGTTCAATCGTCATTCTTGATGGAAATGATTTTATTTTTGTAGAAAGTTTGCCTAGTTGCTGTCTATACCACAAAGGAGTTTGTGATTCTCCATTAGTTTGTTCCCGTATTGTTTCAAATAAAGTAATCTTTCTTGGTGCTTGCTTTTCTGCTGCTTTTTTATAACCTTCTGAATTTTCAATAGCTTCAATTACTTTCTCAGCTGACATGCGAGAAGCATTTTTTATCTCATACCTGGATGCTATTCCACGTAATTGATCTCGTGTGTAATCGTTTAAGGAGTCAAGTTCATGCCCACTTAAGTGGGACCATCTATCAATATTATTAGTAGCATATGCTTTTGGCTTGAGGTTATTCTTCTTTGCCATTATACTTTAAGATGATCTTCGGTTAGAATAAGAAACTTCATTTGACGGTCTTCGCAAAACTCTCTTGCTGCTTTCCACTTCGCTTGGTTCTTAATGAAGGTAGATACTTCTCTCTTCCACGCAGCAGTTTTTCTTTTTGGTGTTCTGTTTGGACCTTCTACTTGTTTCTTTGGTTTGATTTCTATGATATATTTTTGGATGTTACCTTCTTTATTCTTTACTTTGATGTAGAAATCTGGAAAATATCTATGTGCTCTGCCATCAGTAGGACAAAGGTAGGGGACAATAACTTCTTCACTTCCCCATTCAATAATTGTAGCAGTAGTATCACAAAAGATCATAAATTTTTTCTCCCACATAGAACGATAGATAATTCTTGTAGGATTGCCTTTATATTTCTGTGGATTTTTTGGTTTATAGATCCCAGAATACGCCATAAATATATTATAAACCGACACTAGTATTTAGAGTGGCAGGATCAATCAGCAACTTTATGGCAGCCATCAGTGCAAATGGTGGGATGTCCATGACAAATGGTTATGATGTGCAATTTGATTTGTCAAAAAATAATGTATTGCGTACTATGCTAAAAGAACTTGGAATTGATATTAATGCAAGTAATGACAGCACAAAGCCTGGTGGATTGATCAATATGTTTTGTGATGAAGCACAATTACCAAATATGCAATTTGCAACTGGTCAAATTAATGGGAGGTATCTTGGTAGAGGTAATTTAAATTATGCACATACTAGATTAGTTAGCGACTTTAGCTTGACTTGGATGTGTGATGCTAATATGACACCATATAAATTCTTAACTGTATGGTATAATTTCATTCAAGGAACAACTGTTTTTAAAGAAGGAAGTGCTCAAAAATTAAAAGATTTTAAAGCAAATACTATTCCCGTTGCTGAAAATTTATCCATGCGTATAGCATATCCAAAAGATTATCAAGCAACATTGCGTATTGCTAAAACAGAAAGAGGTGCTAATGCTCCAAATTCTAGAACACCCTTGGTTCATTTATTGACAGGCGTATTTCCATATGCTATTGATGCTGTTCCTCTTTCATATGGAACATCACAAATCACTAGAGTGAGTGCAAGTTTTTATTACGATCAAATGAGGACAACCGTAGCAGATATTCGTAAATACAAAGGATAAATAATTATACGAATTGATTTGATTTAAATGGCATTACCTAAGGTTGGTTATCCAACATACGAATTGGAGTTACCCTCAAACGGAAAGACAATTAAATACAGACCTTTTATTGTCAAGGAAGAGAAGGTTCTGTTGCTTGCTTTAGAATCAGAAGACGAGAAAGAAGTAAAGCAAGCAGTTAAAGATTTAATTAAGAACTGTGTGCAAACTAGGATCAAGGTAGAAGATCTTCCTTCATTTGATCTTGAGTATTTGTTCATGCGTATTCGTGCTGCTGCTGTCGGTGAAATCATTACATTAAATGTAACCTGTAAAGATGATGGGAAGACACAGGTAGAAGCTAGAATTAATATCAATAATATTAATGTAACAAAACCAGAAGGTCATACCAATAAGGTAATGCTCACGGATACTATGGGTATTATCATGAAGTATCCAAGCATGGATAGATTTGTTGAGACAGAATTTTTAGGAAAAAATATTAAGACAGAAGAAGTATTTGAATACATTGCTGAATCTATTGATCAGATCTTTGATGGAGAAGAGGTATGGGATTCATCTACCACATCGAAAAAAGAGATGGTAGAATGGGTTGAGACATTAACTGCGAAACAGTTTGAAGCAATTCAAAACTTCTACGAGACCATGCCTAAGTTAGAGCATACATTTAAGGTCACTAATCCAAATACTGGTGAGGTATCTGAATACACTGTCGAGGGTATGCAGAATTTTTTCGCATAGCACTCTTCCATAATAGTTTGGAAGGGTATTATAAAACCAACTTTGCTTTGATGCAGCACCATAAATACTCTTTGACTGAGATTGAAAACCTCATACCTTGGGAGAGGGAAGTATATACTGCGTTGTTGAAACAGCACCTCAAAGAGGAAGAAGATCGCCGTAAACAACAGCAATGATCCCACAAAACGCTATAAAGAAAGTTAAAAATGATATTCATTTAGAGATTGCTGCTGGATCTCTTTTAGCTTATGGTGTTTTTCCTCAAACATCTGAAGGGATTCAACGAGCAAAAGAAACTGCTGCTAGTAAAGATACATGGTTGGCACCATCAAATCTTCCAGAATATTATGATGGCATCGATAGTGATTTATTAGTGGGTAAAGAGAATGATGCTATTCGTGCCATCAGAAAAACACTAAAAGAATTTTATGGCATCTCATCTGCAGGAACTGAGGACTATGTAGATACAAGAGTTGTAGAAAAAGAAACACAAATCTATACCCCAGCAGATAAGTTTGTAGATGATGGCAAAGAATTTGCAGATAAGATTGTAACTGATCTTGATGATGCTCTTGAAGAAACATCAAATCAGATCATGGATGATATTGATGCTATTCTTGAGGCAGACAAGAAAAAATATGAGGATTTTAAGAAGCAACTTAATAGAAAGGTAGATCATCCAGAGTTATACGAAGAACTACAACACATTCAACCACGTTATATGTGGGGTCAGAACGGATTGTATGATCTTGAGTTTAAATCTGATATTGATAGATCAATATACTTTGCTGGCAAACTTAGTAGCAAAGATACACCAGATAAAGTTGCTGTTAGAGCATGGTTGAAAGATGTTACTGGACTAGATGTTCGTGAAGATTATAGAGAAGTCAAAGAGTATCGTAATAAAATTTTAGCATTAATTCTACAACTTGTTAAATTACATCCGAACGAGCGTGATGTAACTGTTCCTCCTGTATATGATGGATACTATCAAGATCCAGATGAAGAAGAGGAAGAAGATGAAGAGGAGATAGATGATGAAGAGTATGATGATCTTTATGGATCCAATCTTGATGATTTACTTGACTCATTGAAAGATGATGAAGGAGAAGATCCAGAAGAAATAACAGAAGAGATAGAAGAAAAGAAACAAGAACTTGAAGATGCTGCTGAAGAAGATGAAGAAGATTTTGGATCTGAAGATGATATTCCTGATGAGTTACTACGTGATCCTGTAGAAGATGATGAAGGTGACATTGGATCTGAAGATGATATTCCAGATGAACTATTTGATGACACAATAGATCCTTCTGTATTAGAAGAGATACTTAATAAAAGAAAAGGTAAAACTGGAACTAAAGAAAGAAAATCTTATTACGTTTCTAATACAAAACTACTACAAGGTATTACACAAAGTCTAGCAGCAGTTACTGGACAACTTGAACAAGTAAATCAATCTTTATTAGAACAGAATGAATTAATTCAAACTAATATTGATTTAAATCTAGCATCACTCGAAGCACTGCAAGCACAGGATGATATTCTCACCACAAAATTTGATGCTATACTCAATGCATTTCAACAGCAGTATGAAGCATCTCAGAAAGCAGAAGAAGATGCTAAGAGATTAAAGGCAGAGCAGAAATTAGAGGGTCAAGTATCTGCTGCAGGAACAGAAGATCCAGAAGATCTTACTAAAGGAGGTAAAGGTGGGGGAAGGAACAATAGGATACAGCAATATTTTAGAAGAAGATTAGTAAGACAACTTTATAGAAAACTACCTAGACAGGTAAGATCTCTGCGAACTAGAGCAAGAAAGTTACAAAGAATGCCTGGTAGAGCAGTTGGAAGAATTAAAAATACTACTGCTAGTACAATTTCCAGAATGCTTCCTTCAAAAGCATCTAACTTTGGTAAGAATATTGTTGCTGCTAGATCTGCCTCTCAAAACATGGGAGGTTTATCAAAGCTCAAAGGAGTTGGAAGAAATGTTCCTGGTTTGAGACAAGCATTAGCTGTATGGGAATATGGTGATAGAAAAGCAGCTGGTCAAACAGATGTTCAAGCTACGGTTGGTGTTGGTGGCGGATTAGCAGGTGCCGCTGCTGGAGCTGCTATCGGAACAATGTTATTCCCAGGTGTTGGAACACTTGCTGGACTTTTAATTGGTGCAGCATTTAGTGCAGCTGGAGCGTATGCTGGTTCTAAAATTGCTGACACTGTTACTGGTGCTGAAGATAAACAATATGAAAAAGGAACACCAGAAGCAAAGCCAGGAACAGCAATGCTTCATGGTACTGAGTTGTTGATTGATAAAGATAAAGAGGGAAATTTATATGGTATTAATACTGTAGGTGCTACATTAATTTCAGCTACATCTAAATTTATTAATAGTTTAGGACCAGCAGGTGCAGCAGTTGTTCCATTATTTGAGCAAAAAGCAGCTCCACTTATCCAATTATTTGGTGCTCCTGCTACTACAGCACAAACAAATGTTGGTGGAGGTTTCCCATCAATAGGATCTATATTTAAAAAAGTAGAAAAGAAAAAAGAAACTTCTATTCCAGATGGATATGAAGGAATGTCTAAGGAAGAAATTGAAATGCTTCAAGGCAATTCAGATAGTTTTGCCGAAAAACTTTTAAAGATGATAGATCCAGAAGATAAATTTAAAAATTTCTTAGATGCTTTGGCATCTAAAATAAGAAATCCATTTACACCTCTAGAAGATTATGATGGCACTGGTATTGAAGGAGATTTAAAAGGAAACATTGTTAACCCAATGGAGCAAGGTGAGTTGCAAGATTATCCTGGTGCTATGTTTGGTGCTCCTAGAAAAGGAGGAAGAAAGCATAAAGGTAGAGATATTATTGGACCACCTGGAATGAAATTTGTCGCTGCTTTGCCAGGAAAAGTTACACAAGTATTTGAAGTGGCAGATATTCCTGGAGGAGGAGTTAGTTATGGTATCACAGTTGAACATGCAAACAATATTAAAACAAGATATCTTCATGTAACTCCATCTATCAAACAAGGAGATCAAGTTAAAGCTGGGCAAAAACTTGGTGTCATTACTAAAACAGATAGTATTAGTAGTGCTCCCCACTTGCATTTTGAAATGATTGTTAATGGTACACATGTAGATCCAGATAAAGCTGGTAATAGTATACTTAAAAAAGCATATAAGATGGCAGATATTCAAGCAGGTAAAGTTCCTGGATTAAATCTAGATCCAAGTGGTAAAACTCCATTGGAAGCTTACGATGGAACTTCACCTGGAAGTGGTCAATCAATCACTCAAAACTTTGGAATGGAAACAGGACAAGAGAGAATGTTTACATCTGGTGGTAAACAATACAAAGCACATAAGACGGCAAAAGGATTTGAATTCTTTGATGGCATGACTAGATTAGATACTACATCTAAAGATGAAAAGGGAAATGTAAAAAATGTTGGACTTGTTAGAGATTTTGTTGCTCAACAAACGCAAGCAATGTATTCTCCACCTAAAGCAGAATCGATACAAATGCTTAACAAATTTGAAACTGGAGAGCAAGAACAATTGATTGTTATTAATCAACAAAAAGCACCTACATTACCAACTGGATTTAGTAATATACAGTTTGAACAAGTAGGTGGTCAATGGAGATCCACTAAAGAATATGATGTAAAAGTAATAGAAAAACTTCGTTTATCCTTACAATAAATATTAGTAGGAAGGTATAGCAAATGGCAGCAGGAACTGAAGGTTACGTAGATACTAGGGGGAGTTCTACTTTTCTAGAAGATTCTATTGGAACTATGATTTCCAAAGTTCTTGCTGCAAAAGTTCTTGCAGATAAAGAAAGAAAGTTTGCTCA